GATAGGTAACATTATCGCACATCTGCACACCACTTTCTCGACCTTCAAATCCTTTTATCAGAGTGGATGCAAAGACTTTCAGTCTTTCCTTGGGTATGAGCAAGACATGCGAGACATGATGCTCGAATTAGAGAGGTTTGAGCTCAAGATGGATGATTCCAAGTTTGAAGATGGTACTGTTGGCCCTGTCGCAACTCCCTTGATTACCCAAATTGCGGCTGGCTTGGCCACCATGGAGACTAAGATTCAGCAATACTCCACGAATCCTTCCGTGTCTCGGTCTCTTTACAATCGGTTGAGTGATCGTTTTACGGCCGTGACAAAGCGTTTGCATGTGTACGCTAAGGCCGCTTTGAGTGAGAGGCCCTGTCCATATAGTTTGATGCTTTTCGGTCATCCTGGTACGGGTAAAACTGTCCTATTAAATGCGATAACTGAGCAATTCCGGCGCGATAGTCCTTTTGACCCTGACCAAAGTATTTCGAATAATGGCAAGGGTCTTGATAGTTGCGGCGTGTACAACTACACACTCGGGAATAGCTCACAAGATACGTATATGACGGGGGCTGCCAACTTTCATTGGGCTATGATTCTCGATGATATGGCGGCCATTCGACAGAGTATAGGCGGTGAAGCTCTCTCTAATATGGTGTCAGGCATCATCACATTGGTAAATAACACTGTAGTGGCCACTCCTCAAGCTAGCTTGGATAGTAAGGGTAAGATCTTCAACCTGCACCAGCTAGTTATTGGTACTACCAACTCTGATGACCTTCAGGCTTACACAGCAGCCGCGTGTCCGGGAGCAATTCTCCGTAGATTCACATGGGTCGAGGTGGAAGTCAAGGCCAGTTATCGCAAGCCAAGCACAACACAACTTGATCCCGCGAAGATAGAAGCGAGCATGCTCATGGATACGAATGGGGTCGTTATTCCGGGTCAATTAACGGATGCGCACATATTTCGTGTTTACACGTATGATGTTCACGGGACTGATGTACAGAGGCGATTGATTCGTGAGATCACGTCGACAGCTGAGTTTATGTCTTTCTTGAGGGTCCAGTGGAAAACTTTTGCTACACAGCAGCTTAATCGCTTAAAAACGCAAGGGCGCAGGGTTTTCAAGGAGTGCGAGTTTTGTGGCAATGTGGGAGCCGTAGATGGGGTGTGCCCTGCTGGGTGTGTCGATACGTCTCAAATATGCACGGGTTGCGGGTACTATGCGCGTATTTTCGAATTTGATGATCAGGGTAATCGCGTGATCCCTGGCTCCAATCTTCCTGGAAGACAAGTTCGTTGTATGAATTGCGCCGATAATCCCGTGTTCCGACCTCAGGGGCTCTCTGAGGAGATGAGTGTGCCTTTTTCTAGCGTCTTTTACTATAATTTGTTTAGACTTGGGATTCGTGACCCGCTTTCTGAGGAGGTGCTCAAGAGTGCTGTTAAGCATCTTGGCGGTTGTATCGGTTTTCCTCACTTGGGGGTCGCACAACTATTTTCCTTTATGTTTGCTGTTTTTGAAATTTGCTTGAAGATTTTTGCTTATGGATTTTCGATGTTGAGCGTTTGGCCATTTTTTATGCATGTCGCGATCGCTAAGTTCTCTTTTAAGGTGCGCTTTTTCATTCACGCTATTAGTAACGCCTTTTTTGTACTTGCCTTTGAACTTGATCGCATTGGAACCATTATCACACCGAGAGGGAAATGCAAGTTAGTCCTCGAAAACCCGACGAACGGCACTTGGAAGTTTGATTTACAAAGAGGACTCG